GAGTTCGACGGCACCATCACGTAGTCTGTATCAGCCACCAGCGCCGTGCCGTCGCCATTACTAACGGCAGACGGCTCACCGGCCAGCTCGAAGCCACCAGAGAAGTACAAGGCCGCGCCCTCTACGTCGCCCTCGGCGTCGAACTTCTTGACGCTGCTGCTCGCGTCGAAGGTGCGGTGCGTGAACTCTCCGACAATTGATTCCGCTGATGCTATGAGGTCGTCAAGCAGATCATCGTCGTCCGTGGATCCGATGCCCAGGTACGTCTTTACGTCGGCTCTAGTTACTAGTGCCACCGCTTCACCCCTTGGCTTTCTTCTTTTCGTCCACCGCTTGCGCCTGGCCTGCTCGGATAACCTCTTTGGCGAACTCGTCACTGACGTCCTGTACATCGCCTTCACGCATCGACACCACCTTGCCTTTTCTGCCTGCGTCAGGGCCGCCGAAGGATGTGAGTGCTTTTATTGTTTTCATAGTTGTCTCCGTTAGTGGGTGGGGCTTTTACACCCCACCCACATGCCATCTGTTTCGCCTAAAAACAGCCCTCTATGCGTTTTTCAGGGCGATTAGATACTATCAGGCGTTCTGTGCGTACTGGAAGGCCTCAGAAATCAGGACGGCCCCGCCAAAACGTATATTGACGAAAAATCCCGTCTGATTCGTGTTCATATAGAGGTATGGGTTGCGGCTGACGATTATTTCATTCCGCTCCACAATACCGTAGTACCGCCAATTGCCGATAACTATCACGCTGCGACCAGTAGCCATCGCGAGTATTTGGCTGGACGTGTACACTGGTGCGCCGTACAACACTTGCCCGGCTCCACGTGTTCCTTCGCCCATTGGGGTCGGCATGAACATAAAGTTATCACCAGTCAGACCACGGATCACCGCTAGGGTGGACTGGTTCGTTGCCCAGGCAACCGAGTCGCCTTCCTGTGCATAAGCACCAGGTAGCAGGTAGAACAATTCGGGTATTTCGCTGCTTACGATAGTCGTAGCGCTATTGAGGGTGAGTGCGGCTGTCCCGCCAACGAGTACGCCCTGCGGCTGAGATGATCCTGTGCCCTTAAGAAAGTATTCGTTCTCCACGTCAGCAGCTGAACGGCCCCACATTTCGCCCAGGAAACTTTCGAGGTTAGTTTTCTCATCATCGAGTAATTCTTGGCTGCACTTTGTTAAATTTGAAAAGCGGTACACGGCGATAGAATTGCTGGTAAAGCTGGGTTCAGACTGATTAGATGAGCCTTCCTCAGCCGTGAGGGCGAACCCTCCCGTCGCATTCTCAGATGGAACTTGCACGCTGTCGACGGTGGTCTGGATGACCATTGCTCCAGCTTGGCGGGCTATACTGAGGTCGTCACGCTTCGCAATGATTGTCTCGTGCAAACCCTCTGGCACAAGTACACCACCCTCGGTGGCCGTTCCTTCTTGAAGCGCAGCCTTAAGGTTGCCCTTGGTGTAATAGTTGTCCGAACCTGTTTTCACCCAGTGCATGAAGGCGTCGCCGCCGTCGTGATCTCCGCCCATCTTGGTTTCCTTCTTGACTGCTGGTGATTCGGTGAGAATACCGCCGCGCGAAGCGCTCTCGGTTTCCCATGCGTTTTTGACAGCATCTTGTGCCGCTATATTCAATTCAGCTTTTAGCGCATCCATATCAATGGTCGGCGCTTCTGGCTGTACTTCTTTGGCCACCTCTTTAGCGGCCTGTTTTTCGTCGCTCATGATCCTTTCTCCTGTGTCAGATTTTGTAACCACGTTGGCGTCTGCGTCTGCATCCGAACCGGCTGCGCTCTCTGGCCTGTGGCCCTCTAGCGTCGCGCCCTTTGTCGGTACGTCTGCGTCTGCCTCAGCGGGAATTACTACTCCAAGCCCCTTGAGATACTCCACGCCCAGCGTCCTCGGTTCTGCCGGGGTTGGGGTGAGAGATAACTCAAAAATCGGCCAGCGCTTGATATTGCCTTCCAGACGCTCGACCAGGTGCGCAACCGATCCGGTGCTGTAGCCTAGCTTGCCATTCTTCACCAGCTCAAGCACCTGCTCGGCGTAGTCCTTCGCGCGGCTGATCTGCGCCTCCATCCATAGCCCGGCTTCCTGTTGGCTTATCTTGGTCACGCGCCCCAGCACGCTCTTGATCTCCTGCGCATGATCGAATAGCACCACCGGCTCCGGCACCGTGTCCAGCATATAGTCGGTGTCCACCGCGAAGGTATCGCCCTCTAAGTCTCGACCCCCGTACACGACCCCATAGCCCGCGATGGTAAAGTGGTCGTCCGTGATGGCTTTGATCTGCACCGCGTGCTTCGGCTCCTGTTCGGTGTCTGTTATTGCGTACTCCTCTTCGTCCTCTTCGCTGCCGGTATGCTCCTGCCAGACCGCATGTGATTCGCATGGCATATAGACTGTCTCGCCGCCCTCAGTCAACGTGTGATAACCAGCGCACCCGATAACCTCCGCACGCGCCACAGCCTCTTCTTCGGTGCTGTACTTGTCCACGCCTACGCGCGCCTTCTGCTCGTCCTCTGTGGCCTCGTTGAGTGCCGCTAGATACGCTCCCGCCTGATCCGGCTCCGCGTAGCATTTCAGCAACTCGTCCGGCTCTAGCTTCCAAACGCAGTATTGATCGTCATCGTCCTGGCGTATTTCGTATGGCATGGTTTACTCCTTGAGTATCTTGTCGATTTTAGCCTGCATCAATCCGGCAACCTCTCCGGCTTTTTTATCTGCTACGCTTTGCAAGGTGGGCCATACTCCCTTGTGTATCTCCGCCTGCCGTTCTCCTATTGCGCCCGTCTTCGGCCCCATCACATAAACGCCATACGGCCTGCCCCTGCGGGCCGCCGTGTTCTTGATGACCGAGTACAGGTCGCGCCCCCGCTGGCGGCTCCTGGCGCTCCAGCTGCTGCCGAATAAAGTGGTGCGTTTATAAGGCTTTCCTGGCCTTCCTGTTTTTTTGTCGGGTTTCGGCTTCTTCTGCTTTGGATATGTCCCCGCCTCTCTATGTATCCGTTTCGCGCCCTCATCCAGAGCAGGCAGCAGGAGACTTGCTGTGGCTATTCTGCCCAGTTTCTTCTCCAGTTTGTCGAGCCCTTCCAGTCGAATGCTTTCCCCGCTCATCGCATCCTCGTTACTGGCACCAACCAGCACCTGCAATTCGGGTGTGCTGGCGGCCTGTCGAACCGCTGTCCTGCGAAGCCGCCCGCCGCAGACCTACCGCCGGGATGGGTGAATTGATCGCCTAGCCCAGCCTGCGAAGCGCGCCGGAGCTGGTCTGCGATGCTGGCTGGTTCTGCGCCCTCTGATCCGAAACTGATGCCGCCCAGCGGTGCGCATATCGGGCAGACGCGCTCGTCGTTTGCGGTGCGCCATTCCTTGCCCACCACGACGTCGCTGTTCTCCCACGCCATAACCTCGCCCTTAGCGAATGCGTTGGTCACTTCTGTCTCGGCGATCACGCGCGCCCTGCGCCTGTCGAACCCGAAGCCCATCTTCTCCAGAGTGGAAAACAACGCGCCCACGCCTGCGCCCGTGCCTCTCCACTGTGTAATGCCCTTCCGTAATGTTGCGCGGCTGGTCTGCTGTAGTTCCACGACCAGGTCGCGCGCGTGCCCGGTGGCCCAAGTCAGGGCGTCTCCGGCCAACGCCTCCCAGTCCAAGCCCTCGAACTGCTTCTCCACGCCATAAATAGCATCGATCTGGGTGCGCCCTATGTCCTGCCCCAACAGCACCGCGTTGGTTATCATCTCTAAAATTGCATCCTCTATTTCCTTCTCGCCTAGCCCTAGCCGCTCAACGGCCCCGTCCACGCTCTCGGCGTTCGGGATAGCAAGGCGCAACTGTTTCTCCAGTGCTTCGGCAATACGCCTAATGGCTGCGCGCTCGATTGCCAGGCGCTGCCGGTCTGCACCGTCGCGGACATAAGGCAGCTTGCTTTCAAGGGTAGCCTTGCCAGTCCAGAAATTTACGCGGCACGAATGCCGCTCTCACCTCGTCAGGCGACTGTGCCTGCGTCAGTCTGCCGTCGATCTCATGCACCACATGCGCCGGGATATGCTCGGCCACGAATGGGCGGCTCTTGCCGTTCTTGCTCAGGCTCCGCAGCGCGTACCGCTGCCACGTTGCCAACTCGCTCTCCACCAGCGCCTCTTCGGGTTCCTCTTCCACCACCTGCTCGGCCTCTGGCTCTGGCCTGTTCTCGATGGGGTCATAGCCTAGCATCAGCATTGCATCGTCCAGTGGTACGCCCGCCTGCACCAACTGCAACAGCGATGCGGCGCGGATGGTTTCGTCTTCCTGGAATACGTCAAGCTGTTCTGGTGCGAACTGGAGGGTGTACTCCGTACCAGCCAAGAGCTGCATATTGATCGCGTTCTCGTACATCGGCAGCCTTGGGCGGATTGTCATGTGCCAGAACGACTGCATATCTGTCTGGCTCGTGGCGTAATTCGCCGCGTCACTCTCCAAGACCGACCTCGGAACCCCGAGGGATGCGCCGATGTCCAAGGCGACATGGTGGGCCAACTCTTTCATACCCATACTTTTCAGCTCTGGCGTCAGAGTGGTTATCTTCAGATCACCACGCAGGAACAGCGCGCGCCAGGCATTACCCACGCCTGACATTCTGCGCCGGAAGAAGTTCTGCGCCCGCTCCATTTCCACAACGCCAGGATTTCCTGTGGTAGTGATAAGTGTTTGCGGTTGGGCGCCATGAGCGAAAAACTGGCTCGCGAACTCGTCCATATTGAAACGCAACTTGGCCGCCTGTAGCGCCACCTGTGCCGGAGCGAGCCCCGCGCCTGTATCGGCGGTCATCGATGGTTCGCGGAGCGCCATAACCATGTCAGGCCCCCACGGGCCATAGGTCTGACTGCCTACCCGCTGCGTGAAATGATCCTCACCGCGCTTATGCGACCACTTCACCGTCGTCGGATTCAGCACCTGCACCCCAGTCATTATAGGGCCCGTGTACTGCCGCAACCCATAGGCCGCGCCGGTCAATAACAGCCCCAGCTCCAGCGCGTAAATGATGGACTGTAGATCTGGCTCCAGCGGCCACTCGACCTCCTCCTCGCCCTTGAATACCACGAATGGCACGCTGCTCAAACTGCTGGCACGCAGGCTCACCGCCCGGTAAAGTAACGGCACGCTCGCCCACGCT